AGCAGGACCGGCAGGACTGCCATTACCTCCCACATCGTATACTGTTATGGATGATGCGGATGAAACTCCAAATGAAGATTCATCGTTTTTATATTGCATGCTTTCTAAATCTAAAAAGTCTGTTCTAGCATTTGAAGTATCGTAGAAATCGAAATTAAAATCTTTAAAATCATAAGCTGAAAACTTCCCAAAGGGAGTATCATAAGTTTCATAACTCGTAATTACATTATCCATTGAAAAAACTACAGGCTTTTGAAAAATAACTCTAAAGTTTTCAGAATACGGATCTTTTATTATTTCTATAATTCTGACGTAATTATCCTTATTAAGTTCTTTAACAAAATACCCTACTTGTAAATTACCTATTTCATTAGGAGATACTAACACACCTTGATTAACAGAACATCCACCTATCATTGTGTAAATTTCATAGTCTCCTAATTGTAAACCACCTGTAACGGTTCCACCGTCACCTATAAAATCATTGTATTTATTTGAAAAAGAAAGATTGGCATCCGTCGAACTTTGCATACTAATGAAAGGGTAAGGATTAGAGGAGTTAATACCGAATACAGTTGTATTCTTATTTCTTCCCTGTGAGTAGTCATCTATGATCACCCTGTTCTTTATAGAGGTAGCCTTATAGGGTATAACTTCTGCATTTCTAATTGCGGCAGCTAAAGCTGATGCTACTTGAGAAGTATTTCCTAACGCAGAATATCTATTTTCTTGAAACGTTCCAATTGGAAGAGCAGTGTCTGCAATTAAAACAAAATCACCTAAATTAAAATTCTCAATACTTATTTCTAATAAGTCTCCTAAAAATATCTTATCGTTATCAGAAGGTTGATTTATTATATCTAATACTATAAACCCATTAAATGGAGTTTTACTTATGACAGGAGTGTTAAACTCCGTTTGATTTTTATTTACAAAAATAGAGGAGTCACCCTTATATGAAGTTAGTATTTGATATTTTTCTATTCTAGATTTTCTAAATCTATTTAAAATGTTATGATATTTATTATTAATATCTTTTACCCATCCTAGAATAGGCTGAGTATATTCTCTTACAGATGGTAATTTATCTAAATCTTCTGCCGATGAATTACTCGTGTCTATATTTAAATTCCCTACGGAATTTACTGAATTAACAACTACACTTCCTTCAACATGTTCATCTACGAATATTCCAAAATATCTATAAATATTATAATCATCCGCTTCTTCATCATCAAATAAAAATTCTAAATTAATTATATTATGAGAAACAATTCCGTTTCTTTCAAAACTAGTAGTTAATGTATTATTAGCTAAAATTTCCGGAAGATCTTCTTTGATATAATCGTCATCTATATAATCTGATTTTTCAACGAATCCTCCTATCATCACGTCTATTCCGTTAAACGAAGTAGGATCATCTAGTTCAAAATTAAAATCAATATGAGATGTAGGAATTAAAGGATCGGCTAGATGACTATTTAAATATCTTCCTAATTTAGAATTATTAGTCATATCATACGATTTTATTAAAGTCGCATTTGATAACATTTCTTGGATTCTAGAATTTTGGCTATATGTGCCTTCGAATATCTGTTCTTTAAAGTCTACATCCTTGACTCTATAAATTATAAATTTTTCAGGAACGCTTTCTTCTAGCCAAATCGGTGCAAAGATTCTATATTGCTCATCATACGCTTTCGTGTAATTAAACGAGGCACCATAGTTGTATAAGTTTTCGTATTGTGTAGAATAATCTGAAGAAATACCTAAATCTGTAAATTCTCTACCTATCTGATATCTTTCATCTTTACTTAATCTTCCGTAAAACTGGGCAACATCTCTACAATATGCACCTGAGCTAGAAATAGGATATTTCTGATACTCGGACTGCGATAGAGTTCTATTAGCTTTGATCGAGCTCAGATAGATATCTCCCTCTTCGTCAGTAATTAATTTGACATTAGAAGTTAACTTCGGGTTAGTTCTTAATAGAGCAAAGGATTTATCCTTATGCGAACTACCCTCTACGTTGTTGTTAATAATTTTCGCCATTTATAAATAGACTCTATTTTTGTTAGAGTATATATCTTGCTTTGTTACGGCGAGATATTACCTATATGGGCGAGCATCGAAATCGTATAATCTAGATGAACTAAAATCATTATATCCGCTAAAGAATTTTCTTCTATTCCACCACCAGTTACCACCACTACCAATAGAGCTTCTATAATTAGTCAACATCACTTTATTAATACTGTTTTTATTTGTACCAACTGCCCTGTATTTAGAGTAAACTTCTATATCGAAACTAAATTCAGTTTTATATGAATCTATAATGTCTAACCCAATTTTCTTTGAATATGTTAAATTGCTAAAGGTATTTCCATATATTCCGGCAACTCTACCTTTACCTGTATTATCTTTTCCGAAGTAATCCGTCATTCTATATTGGAATACCATGTCAACTGACACTGCATTTTGACTTCCACCTTCTATTAATTTTTTACCATATTTATTAGGTCCATCTACTGATAAACTAGTTTGGTTTATGGGTGAAAGATATAGGAATGAACCACATGAAAGACCACCTAATAAAAACTGATCATCTTCTGTAAATGAATTTTTTAAAGATTTTCTACCAATTATACTGCCAGCTTCATCTATTGGACCAGTTTCTGGATCATCTCTAAATGTAATTGTTAAAGGCTGATATGCTGTTTGTATTTTACCATCTTTATCATTAGATCTCTTAACTGCGTATTTAGGCATGGCAACTAATCCTGTCGAAACTATATCGATAGAATGCATTTGATCTACAGTAGCCAAGGGCGGATCAACCACAAGAGGATGAAACTTAGATAGAAAAAGACCCGAATCGTATGTCGCAGCCGTTATTGTTGAAATAGGAACTGAATCCGGAGAATAAGTTGAAGCACCACCTAAACCACTTGCTCCTTGGTTTGAATATGTTCCATTCCATATAAAATCGTTAGCACCGTTAAGATTCTGAGTCGCCCATGGACTCAATGTTACACCTGTAAAATCTCTTAAATGTGCTCTACCTGTAATTGAACCAATTGGAGTACTACCCGTGTCGAATGTCAATCCGTATTCTGCGCTACTTACTCCTGTTAAGTTAGAAGCTCTATTAGTATCAGTATCGGGGTTTACAACTGAATAAAGATCGCCATTATTAGCTATGTTTCTATATCTAGAGTAAATAAATTGTCCATTTAATTGCGATGATTGATCTGGGGCGCTAGCAAAATGATTGTAAGAATTTCCATCTCCTGTAAGGTTTTGATAAACAACAGGAACTAAATCATATTGTGCCTCTGTTGTATAATATGCATCGTTTGCTATCATAGGATCTGGCGCTGCATCGGCACTAGACCTTTGATTAGACGTTTCTAAGTCTATAAGACCTAGGCCATATTCCTGCTGCGATGAAGATACATACGCAGGTTGTTTAAGATTTCCAACAATTCTTGCACATAATTCTAGATCAGATGCTTTAGTATTATGAAGTTCTACTCTATAATTTTTGGTAACGATATATCCTTTAGTTTCTCCAGTAGGAGCTTCATCTACATAATATCCTGCAAATATTTTAGCAGTAGAATTATTTTTAACTAAAGTTATTTCACCATCTTCGTCAATAATTTTAATTTGTAATTCACCAACTGCACCTTCAACTTTAGCTTGTAATCTTTCTAATTGATTTTGCAATTCTAGTAATTTATCATAAACACTAATAGGATTCTGTTCTCCTGTTAAAAAGCCAGATGCTAGTGATTCTGCAGCATGTGCATAATAAGTATCTCCTGCTGTAAATCCACTATCAAGGTGTGTAAATAATCCTTGTGATTCTAAATCATCGTTTATTTCAACTTTAACATTATCTAAGTCGTTTTGGTTTACTAATGAGTTTGCACCGTCTGATGATATTTCTCCTTCAGGGAATGGAATAGTAATAATATCTGACCATTCTGATTCTACTGGAGTTTGTGGAAAACCTGCTTCAGAAACAGATTTAATCATCATTTCTATTTTCTCTCCCGGTTGAATAGATAAATCTATTGAATTAAAATTAATAGCTTGTGAATCTTCTTCAGATTCTAGAATCCATCTATATCCGCCATCTGCTTGCTTTTCTCTTTTTCTAATAGGACCTTTAACTTCTACCCAATTTGAAAATGCAGCAGTTTTCTTATTAAATTTAATTTGCTCTATTACAGATGTTTTACCCGTCGCTGAAACATATCTATATCTAGCAACGAACTGAACCACCTCTTGTGAAATTTCATCACCAACTTTTTTCGGCTCTGGAATAGACCAGAAGCCTCTTACCCTATATTTAGGATTAACTTTAGGTAATTCATTTGATTCTGCAATCGCTTTAATCTGACTAACACTAGAAGAGAATACTTTAGTTTCAGCTGACTTTTCTCTAATAATAGAAGCTAATTCATTTTTCTCTCTGTTTCTTTCTATTTTAGATGAGAACTTTTTAGTAGCAATTAATTTTCTTTTCTTTCTAATTGTAGTGTCAAGCTTTTTAATAACTTCTTTAGCTTTAACTTTGTCAGACTTGATCTTTTTTACCTGCTCTACACTTGCGTTTTGAGTAAGGTGTTTATTGATTTGAGTTACTTTAAAGTTATCTGCTTCTACTACAGGTGCATCTGGGATTAGACCTTCTGACGCAGGTGGAATGTAATCAACCTTAAGCGCTTTAATAAATTGACCAAAATCAGCAACTTCTTCTTTATAATATTTAGCAAGCGTAGTAACTATACCATCTTCATTTTGAATAGTAAGTTCATTCGAAAAGAATGCAACACCTGGTGAGAAATCAGTAGCTGGTAATTTAGAGATAGGGTCTATTGGTTTAACAAAAACAATCTGTCTTTCATTAAAACCAACTTTAACGTCTATGGAAACAGAAACATCAATGTCTTTGTAAATAGCGAGAGCATTTGCTCCTATCTTAATTGGTGCATAACCTTCTAAAAGAGATAGTTCAACTTGTGTAGTTGAAGAATCAATAGAGGTTACTTTATATCTTGTATTGTACTCAGATGTATTTACTACTAATGAATCTCCAATTTTTAGAGTTTCAGTATCTTTCATCTCTTTATTAGAGTCTGAATACGTTAATTTATTTAGAGTGTAAACCTTTACAGTTTTAGTTTGACTAGTTCCGTCTATTAAAGAGGTTTTTTGAACATTTTCTACTTTTAATACGTCTAATTGGCCATTATATTGAATAGACCTTATTGGCATATCTACCGTCTCCGCATCTATTCTATATTTTAAACCATCTTCTTTTATTTTAGAAATAAATTTAGAATAATTAACATCATTTTGACCTTTAAAAACTTCATCAAAAGATTCAGTAGATGCTAGGTCTTCATGATCGAATATAAATCTTTCAGTATAAACTCTTTCAGTATCTACTGGAATCTGTCCTTTAACATCTAAGCTAATAGTTAATAAAGGATTTAGGAAATCTTCAAAGAAATCATTTAATTGAGTATTGAATTCCTTAGGAGTCGCTAGAGACTTTATAGGTAAAGAAGGGCCTTTTAATTTAGAAGTATGTATTCTTCTATAAGATCCATCTTTAAGTTTTACGTTTGCACTAGAAGTATCTAACCCACTAATAGCGGTCATATTCTTATCAATTCTTTCAATTTCCCTTTTCAAAAATCCAAATGCTGGAATTTGAATCGCAGTCATTTCTCCTGTGCGATTATCGAATAAATCTATTGTAACCGTTTCTTTGTCGGTTGAAATAGCCTCATTGATACGTTCGAAAGTTTCTAGTGAATTAGTATTTAATTCTAGAAACTGTTCGAGTAAATGTGATATAGAATTGCTAGCGCTCATATTATCTTAAGATATCGTATTCAAACGTTTTATTTACTGGATCTACGCATACTATTTCAATATATGGTTTATTAGATAATAAGTCAGATAAAGAAATAGAAAGTTTCTGCGACCATCCATTACTCTTATCAGTCCATAGCGTTATATAATGCGTTGATAAGTTTTTTATTTTATTTTTAAAAGTTACTCTAACAACTTGGCCTTTTTTCCAGTTCGTTATTGTATCATCTAAGTATATATTCAGGTTAGAATCAAAGCTCTGTGCTTGGTCTGTGTATATTCTAACTAAATTATCAAACTCTTTAAGTCTTTGCCACACTGCCTTTGTTCCGGCTTCATCTGGTAAAAACATAGAATCGGCTGATAATTCTCTTTCATTGGTAGAAGTTACAGTGTCATATACATAGGTTTGTCCTAAAGAATAACCGTAATTTACACAACTAATTTTAACTTTACCATTACTTGATTTATCAATAGAGACTCCTGTGTTACCTGATTCTAGAACGTCTGTATTATATTGTATCTCTGCTGGGATTACACCAGATATAACCTGATTTAACCTAGAGTTGGTGTTTGTTATCAAGTCTAAAAGACTTCTTTCATCTTGGAAATTAATAGTAGCGTTTTCAACATCTTGCTCTATATTATCTAATCTTTTAGATATTCCTTGTAAATTTTCAGAACTTAAAAAGAAACTTTCTAACATTTCAACTTTCTTAGAAATAGAGTTATATCTCTTATTTGCATCCTTTAATAATTGAACTGCATTTTCTAAAGCACTTGTCGTGTCTAAGAAAATATCCATTGAGAATGTAGAATAATCATTAACATTCTTCTCTATTCCTACATTATCTAAGGCAGAATTAAACTTAAGATTTAATTTAAGTGCAAATGCGTTACCATTAAGACCTGTAACCTCGTTTGGTTTATATTTAGTTAATTCTGGAATATACCATCCATCATTAGACGTATCTTCTTTCCAATTATCTAATAAAATTATACCATATAGGTTAGTTGCTTTGTTTCCAATATTGGATTTTGAGTATATGTCATAGTATACTAAAATAGCGTTAAACCTGAAATCTCCACCTCTTTGTGAATATTCTAATACTGAATTTAGTTTTGGATCATTTATGATTTTAGAGTATGCACTCGCGTTAAAATCAATTCCAAACGTGGGTATTTCATTTTCATCTGTATTATAAGTTCCGTCAGATTGATCTGCATAAGATTCTAAACTTAAGAAAGGATCTGGATGAATATCATCACTTGTTCTTCCTTCAATTTCAGAACCCGGTACAAACTTAATATTATTAGTATTAAATTTAGATGTTTCTAATAAAACTTCAGGAGTATATCCTACAGAAGAAGGAACATTAACAAATATTTCGTTATATTGTTGTCCTTTGTAATTTTTATCGTTAGTTACATCGATGTTTCCGATATATTTTATAACTTGACTATATTCAGAACCAGACTGGGTAGAATCATCTAACTCAATCATTCTAGAATATCCTGTTGAAACTTCTTGTGAAGTTGCAGTTCTAACTCTTATTGCATTTATATGATATAAGTATTTAAAGAATATTTTTTCTGCATCACTTTGAAATAATACATCATCAAAATCGTCATTAACTTCAGGGTTAAGAAGCATGTTCTCTAAATTAAGTGCGTAACTTTGAAAAGTCTGTGCGAAATGAACATTACCGTTACCATCATGTAATGTGTCGCTATACGCACTAGCATTTTCACCACCACCTCCTTCGAATAAATTCGTATAGTTAATATAGTTAGGTCCGGAAGTAGGGTCATTGGGATCACTTAAATTACCATCTGCATATACTGGCAAGTCTAGCAATGCAAATTTAGAAAATTCAAAATTAATATCCGGATTATAATACGCACGAGTAAGATCTCTTGCTGAGTTAGCAAAAGCATACATCGTACCTCCCTGTTCCTGCGGAATCCTTATTAGCGGTGTAGCCATCTAATCTATTGTTTTATTTTTATGTTACGAAATTACAGCGTTATGTGAACTTGTGATCCACCACTTATTGTTAATACCTCCTATCAAACTAATGCTACCATTCTGTGAAACGGTTACTTCAGTTGTAACTCCATGTATATTCGCTAAACTTGCACTTGCTATAGAAAATGCTGTTGATGCGATTATAGTCAAAGTTTGTCCATTATTAGAATCTCCTAATATAAGATCCGTGGATCCAGTATATATGTAAGCTCCTAGCGTTGGATTTACAGTTGGAAAATTAACAGTGTCTGCAATAGAATGCTGTAATCCTTTTTCTAAGATAACATTTTCTTTAAACGTAGCTTCGACGCCTGCTTCTAATGAAGATGCGGTTACGTTAAATGTAGTTAATGTACCTGTGTTTACGGACAGTGTACCTGCCGTGATAGCTCCAGTTAAAGATAACGTAGAACTTGTCGTGTCTAGAACATTTGCAATTAATCCTAATTCATCATTTACATTATCAAAATTGTTATTGATAGTAAGTCTCGAAGAAGAAAGTGAGTGCGTTCCTAAAATTGTTGTAATACTTGCCATTTTATTTAATTGTTAAGATGTTTTTTCTTGTTATGTTTTTATTTCCGTTCAAATCAGTTAATTCAAGCTCAATACTATACTCTCCCTTTGTGTCAAATAAGTATGTCAGCCACTGATTATCATAATATATATCTTCTTTTTTTACACTATTATTTATCAATCTCCATTTCTGATTTATTATACCTGGCATTTTAGTCAAGTCATAAGAAAAAGTCATGTGATTTAATAGATTTATAGTGCCATGGTCGTCTATTACGTAAGAGTCATTAAAGCTAGGGTTGTATGCCTGGTATTTAACAAAACTAGCAGGATCTATAATCCCAGTAGTTGTCGTTACGTTATAAAAATCATATACTTGATTAGGTTGTTTAGACACTACTAGCATATAATCGCATATATCTGCTCCATCGAAATTGTTTATTATATTTCCGTCAATGTCTTTATATATTGGATTCCAATTGAATTTAGTAAAAATAGGGTATTGATTAGGATTTAAATTATTTAATTCATTCTTTAAATTTTCCCAGGCAACAAAGTCAGTATTGGATGTAGGGTATGTTGCGGTTGGAGTATATTCTTCCACTATTTCAAGATCTGTAAAGGGATCTAACTGTGAAATAGATATAGTTCCATTGTTAGCACCGTTTAATTCTACTTTAAAAGAAGAATTTAAATCAGGTCCGACTCTAGTTTGATCCCAACATATTTCAGGACCATCGTTCCATACTTGTTTTCTTAGTGATTTCCACTGATATGGTCCGGTTGTTTCATTAAAGCCAGTCGGAGTTGTAGAATCAGCAAATCTTCTTACTATTGAAAATTCTTTACCATCTTCGTCGTCGTGTAAATAATTAGCCCTATCGAGGGTTATATAATATGTAGCAATGCTTTCTTCGACGGTATTTAGGTTTTCTCTACCCCATTCCCACGAAGAACCCGCTTCTTCCCATTTATATTTGTAATTTGCCCAGTCTAATTCAGGTGTAAGTTTTTGATACATTCCATATACTTCAACATTCTTAGATTTAACTATTATCTTTTCATTGTGACTAATACTTCTAACGTTATATAAATCCCAAAAGGCAACGTCAATTGTATATTCACCTATATATGGAAGTATGATTGGCAACGTGTACCAGTTGTCAATGGATCCTCTAATAGTTTTAGAGTAACCTCTAGGACCTTTAATTATCCATTCAATTTCATATACACTTCTTTTCCACCAATCATCCCATGTTAAGAAAGGATCCTGTAGGGTGGTGTATTGAGGTTGTCCGAGTGGAGAATGTAAAACATTAGCATCATCGTCAGTGTCGTTTGCATCTATGAACGTAAAATCTGCATCATCCCATGTATCTTTAAGAGAAGTTCCTGTTAATATAATAGGAGCTCCGATAGGAATTCCTGCCATCGTATTATGCGAAGACATATCTTCGTCATGCCAATCAGTATAAAAAGATCTAATAGAATCTTCTAATTCATTTCTTTCTGTTTTATTAAAAACTTCTATCTTTTGATTACGACCTTCTAGTCTATAATCTATTTTCCTAAGATCTTCTATATAAATTGATTTAGCATCTGGAAATATATCATAATGTACGTCTTGTCCGGCATACTGTGCATGTATTTGGTGTTGATTATTCCAAACTCTTTGATTTACTCCGTCAAAGTAATCACCCTCTGCTGTGATATCTACGATCTTTGCATTGAGTGGTAGATATTCTCTTTGTAGTTTACGCTTTAAAGCATATAACTTTATTAGAATTTCGTCCGGTGAGAAGTCTGTAATTTCTTCTACTTCCGGCAAATCAAATTCATTTAGTTTTCCAGTAGGAATATTTAGTCTATATGCTAATGAAAACCTAGAAGTCTTTTTTTGATTAGAATTAGGAAGATTCGTATTTTTACTTTTCTTTGCTAAAAAACCAACTTCAGTTTGATTAGCAACAGGAACAACCATCATTTTTCCAAAACCTTCAGATTGTTCATTTATATTTAACCAATATTCTCTAAGACTTACATTACTATATCCAAAGAAATCTATAACACCCAACAGGGCTTTATATGTTCCTATAAATGGCTTAATAGTCGAAGCCTGTAATAAAAGTTCTTTTCTTTTTCTATTTAATAGTTTATAATCTACACCAAGATCTTTAATATCAGAATCTCTAAATATTAAATAATCCATTTCTGTAAGATTAAGTGCCATATTGGTTAAAAGGGTTTTCAGTCTTTCATCCTCAGCAACAATTTCACCATATACTTTAATTTCTGCAACCTTTACGTCAGTTCCATTCTCAGTAGCATAGACTTCTAATTTTCTAATATGAAATCCTTCTTTTTCTGAACTCATTACAATGTTAGCAAGACAAGCTTGTGGCTGTAATGCTGACGCATTTAATGGAACTAGTTTAAAACCATTTGCATCAATGCCATTATAAAACGTATTGTCTCTCATCTCACTGATTTGAAACGAATCTACATGTACATCATAATCACCATTATTCATTTTACCACTATAAAGAAATATGTCTGTACTTTCTCCATATTCCGTGGTAAATTTAAATTTAAGTGTATTCTTATTTGCGTCAACTGATATTGGATGTACAAACCTTTGATTATCTAATTCATCCCTTACTTCTTCTAACACATATAGGTTTAAAGTTTCATATAGGCCTGTTGATATTTCAGGTAGAAATATAGTTCCCTTAGAATAACCTAAAGTACTATCGTAATCTAGGTTTAATTCATTAGAATTATTATCAAAAAATCTAAGATTCTGATATGACATTGTTATCTAATTTTTTTATCGTTCTTTTTCATGGTATATGATTTATAAACTTTTAAATAGTTTACAGAATCAACCCAATCTGCTAATATCTCTTGAACAAAATTGACAAAGTCGTTCATTTGATTATTTCTCCATATATGATTAGATATGGAATTCTTTAAGATATTATTTCTATAATCGTTTCCTAGATTCTTTCTATCATCAAATACATTTTCTCTAATAGAGTATATTCTTTTCCTTCTGCTTTTAAAGAGTTTACTAAAAATATTCATTATATTGCTTTTCTATTTTTAGCTTGAACTTTTGCAAATATCGAGTTTTTTACTGCCGGCTCATCAAAGTATATTGAAAGAGCAGCCTTTTCACCCGTCTTAACTGAATCATCAACCATTATATTCTTTCTATCTAGCCATCCACCTCTGAATAGTGCTACTTCTTCAGGTTCTAAAATAATATCTCCAAATGAATCTAGATTAATTACATTTTCAGGAAGAGCAGCATCGGGTTCAAAGTTGACCTGTGATGTGGTTACTGTTCTTTTAAAGAAAACCATCTTTTGTTTACCATTACCAACGTCCTTTAATACTGGAGTAGACGGTGTTACGGTTACTGTCTCAGATACATAGTAGCCTAGTCTTCTTGCTGTTTCTTCTTTTTCAGAAGTAAATTTAACATTAACTGAATCAATACCGTCAATTGCCTCAACAATTGCAACGATATCAGATTTAGGTAATCTGTCTCTTCGCGTTATATTAATTAAGTATTCTGCAATCTTAGATCTAATCTCTGTTGCAACGTTAGCTTTACTATATCCTTCAAAGTATCTTACCTTAACATCCATTCTAAAAAATTGTGGTTCTGGATCAACGACCTTTACTTCAGTAGTGACCATTTGTCTTCCTGACTTTTCTAATAAACCTAAGATACCTTCTTTTTCTATTTCAGTAAAAAAGAATTCAGATGTATCTAAATTAAAATAATCTTTATTATTTTGTAGTTTTTTGAGAGTATCAGGCAGCATAAACAGATAGATAACATTATCATCATCTAAATATCCATCATCTGTTGTATTATATGCATCTAAATAAGAGAACATACCATACCTTGATAAGAAATGCTCATAATTTTCAGGTGTTGCTAACACAAACGAGTGTGATTGTAACGGAGCGATTAATTTCGTTAATTGAATATCTTCAGGATTTGCTCCCATTTTTGGGGCAACTGTAAATTCCGACTCTAGCATTTCGTTTAAGTCATGTGTATTTCCTAAAGAATCCATGCCTTCTGTTTTAAATGAAAAGGATAAATCAGCTCTACCATTTAAATTACCCATGGATCCCGCTATTTTTAAATATTCCACTTCTATCGTAGAACCTGAAGGTGGTATTTCACCAAAAGATCCATTTCCAAAATAAATATCTAAACCTCCTGTGATACCTGTCTTAACAAGATATCCTTGAGTTCCCTTTTTCATATCATACAAAGAATCGTATTTAGACCAAAGATTAGAATTAACCTTTATTCTAACTTGGGAATGATCTACCATACTTTTTGTTATAACATTAAAGGATTGGAAGGATTCTCCAGTTGAGGTTAAATTCTGTGATTCATATTCACCTTGTATAACAGGAACATATATGTAGTTTGAGTTTGATTTTTCTAACCTGAATTGATCGTTGCTAGTTCTTAGGGTGTATTTAAGACCGTTATCCTTACATTCTATAATAGAATTTGCTGGAATGTTTAATGCATCACCTGCAATGTCGTCTAAATTAGAAACTCCTAGTCTTAATTTTACTTCACCAGAAGCGGCAGCTCCTCTAAATGAATCATGCCCGGCTAATCTAGATAAACCATATATTGATTCAGGATTCTGTGCTGTTAGTATGTTTTGTTCAACAGTAGCATCTTCTATATAAAAGAATATTAATCTACCTATTTGCGAAATAACATCAAGTAATTGTGAAAAGGGTGAAGCTGTTGTGAATGCTCCTTCTACCTCGCCGTATACCCTAGTAACATAGGATCTTACGTCATCGATCATTTCTCCAACTTTAATTCTAGATGTTGATAAAAAGTTATTATCTGCCATTTTTATTTTATTAGTTTTATTATACGTAAACTCCTAGTTGATACCTATTATCAATTCGTATGTCTACAAACACGGCATGCCTGTCAACTTCTTTTGTGAAGTCAACATCTACCGTGACGTTAAATTTTCTAGCCAAGGGTGCATATCTATAAATTTGCTCAGCAACTACTTTTTTTAATAAATAGTCATTATAGCTTAAAGCATAGACATAATCTTCTAAATTTGCTCCAAATTCAGGATCACCTAATACATCACCTCTTCTTGTAAAAAGAATGGTTTCTATCTGTGTCATTAGCCTAGCCAGTTCAGAATTAACTTCTAACTTTGCTGGATCAAATCCAGGATCTCCTTTTGCTTTTATATAAAACTCCATTTAACTATATATTCTATTAAGAATGCATCATCCAATCGGTGCCTTCATCTGATTTTATTTCTTCTATTACTGCTTCTAATTCTCCTTCACCTAAACCTTGAATTGCATCGGCGTTTACTTCTATATTACCAGGTAAAGCAAATCCAAATATACTTAACTTTTGGCCAAGTGATATTTTAATTTTTGCAGCACAGTATCTAAAGAATGCTTCATCTTCGAAAAGAGCACATTCAGGAATGGTTTCATATACCTCTAATATAATATTTCTATTAGGTGTTTCACCTGTAAATTTAATCTCGTGTGTTAATTGATTATAGTGGAATCCTATAGGATTCTCTAAAATTTGTCTAGCCATATCAAAGAAACTTTCATTGACTACATAATATTGTAAGTTTTCTGCAGCATCAACTACACCATCTCCACTAAACATACCTTGATACATCATTCTCTCAATAGCAAAATCTCCTTCTTGAAATCTAATATCTGAACCACCTGCATACTTAGATCCGGTTTCAAAACATCCATACACTGAATAAACTTCTCCACCTCCAGTCACTGGATCCATTGTAGGTAGTGTGAACGATCTTTTATCCTTAAAATATTGTGTTGTAAATAGTTCTTTTGGTAAAACCATGAAGTTTTCTTTCATGGAATATTCGTAATTCTTATAAAACCATTTCTTTGCTCTTTTGACAAGTCTTTCAACTTCTGCCCTTGGAAGATTCATAGGAATCATACATGACCCTGTCACTTCCGATGCCAGCTCATTTACAAAATTATTAAAGCATGTAGGATTATCCCAGCTTGGAGCCTGTTGGTTGCTATCATTACCTATTATATTATCACTCATTTTATCTTACTTATTTTTTAAACTTCAGTATAAAGTATTTTTTCTGTTTTGTCAAACTTAGCAGTTCTTTTATCATATCTACCCATTCTAAAGATACCACCTTGCATCGATCCTTTCATCATTCCATTTCCATAGATATAACAGTCCTTTAAAACACAAGATTGGTGAACGTATGAACTCTCTAGCTTAGAAGAATTAAGCTGAGTAGATTGATAGAAATTACAAGAATGAATATCAGATCCGTTTATATCACATCCGAAAAAATCACAATTTGTAAATTCTCCTCTCAGAGAACATCTTATAAATTCATATCCTTCTAGTTCTACACAGTATGATAAGTTACCACCTTCTACTTGAATAGTCCCGTTATCTGCATCATAATTAATATGCCCTTTAGTTAATTCACCATGCGTAAATAATCTAAGAACTCTTTCTCTAATATTAGACCAGTGTAAATCTATTATCTTTTCATTGTCATTTAAGTCAACTGTTAATTTAACATCTTGATTCCAACCTGCATTAATACTTTTCCAATCTTTTCTAGCCTTTATAATTCTTTCATTCTTTGCAAGAATTTTTCTAAGCTCTATTGAATTAAGATTATCAAATTGAACACTAGACGTGCTATTCCATAATTGTGTTATGAAAAGATCTAGCATTTGTAGAATTTTAGAAGTTTTCTTTTCCCAATCTTCTCCACCTAGATATCTAAATTCTAAATAATTCTTATGTCTTTTTTCAAAGTTAATTCCGTAATATTTAGAATCAGGATATATGAAATTACTTGGCGTAATATTTGCTCCATCATAGAAATAAGTGTCTGACTTTGGTAAAACAAATTTAATAGATTTTGCGTATGCAGAATCTTTTCTTTCAGGGAAAAACTTAAAGACTTGACCCTCTTTAAAATCTAAAATAAATTTAAGAACATTCATCTTAGATATTCTATGTTTATTTTCTATTTTATCGGTGTCGAAGGATATGTTTAAGTGAATAGAACTTCTATCATTAGTATATCCATTTTCTTCTATCCATTTACATACCTTGATAATCATCATTCTTGCAGAATAGTAAGGCTGAGGTCCCGTTACAAGTTCCATTAATTTTTCGCCACCTGACATGTCAGGTTCTATTTTGAACTCGTCTCTTGTAACTTCAAAATCACTATGTGCCTTTGCTTCTACTCTAATCTTTTTACCTAAAATCCCTGCTAATTCCTTAGCAGTCGTATCGATATCCTTATTAGAATAGAATTCAAATTCAACGCCTAGTAGCGCATTCTTCAATATGTCTGAATTATTAATATTATTCATTTACGTAATTGTATAACTTAAGTTGGTTTATATATCTCTGTTAGATACACTATAACGTGAAAAAGCCCGAGTGATCGGGCTCTTTCAATTAAATTATAGATTTGATTATAGTTTCAGGAATACTTTTCTAGTATCTTCTTCAACTCTGATCACCTGGACAGTAATATCTGCACCTTTAGATATGTCTTTAATATCTATGTTATCAGGGAATTCTGATATATGTAAGAGTCCTACAACACCTTCTTCTATTTCTACAAATAAACCATAATCTTTAGTAGATTTTACAACACCAACTACTTCGGTTTTCTTAGTATATCTTAATGAAATACCTTCCCATGGGTCGACCTTCTTTTCAGCTGGAGAACCTTGCACTAGTGTGATTTTTCTTTCATTAATAACTTCTTTAACATAGAATTTAATCTCTGTTCCTGGTTCTAGAGTTCTATCTCTATGTGCCTTTGAAGTTTCAGTATCTAGATCATTAACATGTATCATACCTGTTAAACATCCTTTGAATTCGACAAATACACCATATTTCGCAGAGCCTGTAACATGGCCTGTTCTTTCTGTTGTGATGTCATCTTGTATTTCTTTAAGTGTATTAGGAATAAGAGCTCTTAAATATGCTCTGTGAGAAACTACAACAGTTCCTTTTTCTTCTGAATAACTTACAGGTACTACATACATTTCAGTGTCAATAATTGATTCGAAGTCGTGTAATTTATTTACACCGGCTAATGAGCCTGGCATAAAGCAATCAATACCCTGAACTTGTACAATATATCCTCCACCTGGAATCATCTTAGTAACAACGCCACTATATGCTGTATTTCCGTCATCAATAGATGCTACTATTTCTTTAATAACCTTAGTCTTAAGACCTTCAGTTACAGAACCTATCATATATTTTTTGACATTCATCGAAGTGTCAGCAATTAACTGAACGTCGACTTCTGCACCCTGTTTTAAAAGTTCTCTTACATCTGTTGCTTCTCTTGATAAATCTACATAGACTAATTCTCTATATCCTACATCAATTGATGCCCATTCAGTATCAACTGCATACACTTTTCCGGTATAACTAGCTCCTAATTGTAAAGAATATATCGTATTAGAAGTCAATGAATGACCTTCCATTATGTCAAATAATTCCTGAGCATAGGATTCTCTGCTATATACCTTTACACCTTTAGGTGTTTTAATATGTGGATTGGGTTTTCTAAGCTTGGTAATACAAGTTGCCTCATATTGGTCCCACATGAATTCTCCGTTTTCATCTATGTAATCGGTGTCTGGGCCTGGTGTTGCTTTTTCTGGGGCTGGTGAGTTTAATGAAGTTTCTACTTTAACTTCTGTTTCTTGATTTGCTTCAACTAGTTGAGTTGTTGCTGAGAGTCTGGCTCTCTTTTGTTTTTGAGTTGTCTTTGTTGACATTTACTTTGTTTTTAAAAGGGTTAATGTATGTTTACTAGCTATATATCAAATTACGGTGGCGTCAAATCCTATCATAGGAATATAAGGAACTAAAGGAACCGGTATACCGCCCATATAAATAAATTTCATTTGGCTAAGATGTGTAAAATAAGAATATGCTAATGCACTTGCAACTGTCTCAGCTGCTTCATGGGCATCGCCAGACGCCTTTCCAGAATTAAGAGCTCTTCTTAAATTATCTGCTAATTTCTTTTGATTTCCATAACTGACACCTATATATTTTCCTTGAAGAACTGGAACAGATAAACATGGCGGTGTTGGGGGATCAGTTGCAAATGGCTGTATTGTTGCATCTTTCCAATATTTAAGAGTTGCCTTTGCAAGTTCATTATATGGATCATCTTTACTTCCACCTTCTGCTAACATTAAAGCTTCAATTCCAATTTCTGCAATTAGAACATTTCTAATTTGTTTAGCTAAAGTTCCCGTTTTAGACATATCTATATTTACAATAGAATCCTGGCCTTCGTCACTTGTACCTAATGGACATCCTTGCCATTTTTTTCTTAGCTCAGTATCTACATATTCTGATTTAAGCTTTGAATGCTTTTGTCCATAATCATCAGTTCCGTTCCATGAAAATTCAGAAACAAATGATTGTGTTAGCACAGGTGGCATTTTCTGATTCTCCTCATACGGTTCTTGCATCTTTAGGTTGTTCAATTTGAAATGATATCTGACCTTTATTTTTTCTGAAGGTTCCATTTCTTCATAACCCTCGGGTATTGCTGTGTCGAATGGCCAAGGATATGTCATTTCATTTATTTTATCCATCTCTACGGCCACCTCATTCGCCTTTTCAACCGTACGGTGTGCAATATTTCCATAACTATTAGTATATTCTGTCGAGGCTGGATGTGATAATAATATTGACTCCCTTATATATTGTACCACTAGTTCATGGAACCTGTGTTTATTTCCAGAAGAATAGCCTGCAAATGAACTCCAACTCCAATCTAATCCCTTCAGTGTAGTGATAGCGTTATCCCTATTTCGTGTTCTGTCGTTTATAATACCCACACTTGTAGTGAAATGTGTATTCTTTTCTAGGCGCTCTAGCCATTTCCAAAAATCTAGTCTTTTTTCTCCATCTGATATATCTTCAAAGGTCATTAACAATCTTGTTGCAGTTATTCGAGCTAATTCATCAGCTGATTCCTTACCATCTAAGCGGTGGAATTCAAAATATCTATATCTATATAGGTTTTCTGCTTCGTCATCCTTAAACTCTTCCAAATACTTGTCAAGCTCTTCCGTTGGCTCATATTGTATACCTCCTGAAATTTCACCTTCTAGTTTATTATATTCAGGATCATTGTCCTTCCCTGCAATCGTTAATCTAGTCGCAGCACCTTCAGCTGTCGCTAAGAATGCTATTAAATTATCTTTTTCATTTACAAGGGGTTCTTCGTTATCAGGGGTTACCATCACAGGTTCACCTTTTTCCCAAAGATCATGAAACCATTGTTCATAGCTTGCTATAAATACAGATTCACCTGCTGAACTTTCATGAGGAGCCATTCCCGGAATACATGTTGCATTATTCTTAACTGCTGTTAAATATGCATTCGCTAATTTGTTTCCAAAATCTTTAGCATCGGAAGGTACTCTGTTTTCAAGAATGTCAGATACCTCATCTATGAATGGTGACCATTGTGCTGGCATAGTTATTTATTTTCTTGTTGATATGACTTGTGATCTCCTTCGTCAAATGGAACTTGTAAAGTACTCGAAGGACCAACACCTGTCGGATGAATATGTGCTTTATAGTCTGCAATAAAATTAGCTAGAAATTCTTCTAAAGATAATCCTCTTACGGCTGGCTGTTCGGTGTCTTCACCTGGTTCTCCAGTATTACTTAAAAATATATTACCTGCATCTAAAAATATTCTAGCATCTGTAGAAATTTTAATATCACCGGCTTCGTCTATTTGTATTATAGGTCTTTCTTTCGCACCGAGACCTCTAGTAATTACAAGACCATCTTCTTCTGAATGATAAATTCTTACATTTCTTTCAGCATCATATACTAAACTGATTACGTTTTCAGCATTATCCGCTCCATCTAATATATCTTCTTTAAGATCAAGATTCTGCTCTATATGAAACCAATATTCAGGATGATATAAATTTCCATTATCAAATCTAGCTGAAACTATATCTCCTATTCTAGGAACATGGTGAGAACCTACTGCGTTTCTATTCATGGGTGTTGCCCATGGAATAGCATCATCTGGTAAATTATCATATTTACCTAAAACTTTAACCTTACATCTACCCATTTTAAGAGGATCGACATTGTCGATAACTTCTCCTAACCAATGAGTGTCTCTAAGATTATCAGTATTTAATTCTTTTTCAGTTGACATGTGTTAATCGTTTATATTACCAAGAGATTCAGATGCTGCCTTTGTTAAAGCATCACCAACCGTCGATGATGTATCTACATTAAATACATTTTCAGCTATGTTTCCACCTATATTATCTACTCCGTCAGAAACACCCTTAAGGGCATCTTGGTATATGTTCTCAAAATTAGGAATTCTACCTCTAACACCGTCTCTTGCACTTTGAACTAATTCATCTTTCTTTTCTCTCGCTAATCTATTAAGATCATCTAATCCTCTTTCTCCTAATTCTTTCAGCTTTCCTTTTAACTTATCACCTAAAAGTCCAAGTATTCCGTCTGCTTTATAATCTTCAGAGTCATGAGCCGGGGAAAGTCCATCAGGTATAGTGTCTGATACAATTCCATTTAAAACCCTAGCATCCATTTTATCTATGACTTCATATGTCATTTCTATAGTTTGCCTAGCTTGTTCGCCTGGATTTTTAGTAAGATCTCCGAATATTTCAGAACCTGTGTTTAATGAAAATTCACACTCTCCGAATCTAAACATAAAGAAAGGTCTATTGGCACTTCCGGAGATTCCTTCATTACCATTATTAACACCTAAACTTGGCTTCATATTTCCAGGAAAACCCTTAATAGCAGCTAAGTCTATTTTCTTAGGAATTCCACTTAATTCTATTCTAGATATATTTTGAAACTTCCTAACTTCAGTAACATATACTATCATCGAAAACTTTCTTAAATTTTCAGGTAATATCCAATTCCATTTAATTTCGTCGAACACCGCTTTTCTATAAAGGTGCATAAGACCAGAAACTCTAAGGTTAATAGATTCTAAACAACTTAATGTTAACTTTGCCTCATCTCCTCCAAGATAAGGATTATTAGGATCAAACGCAGTAACTGCTCTATCAACACCCTGTAATCCTTGAAAGAACCAAGGGGTATTTCTATTTATGTCAAGTAATGCTTTCTTAAATTTAACAAGGCTTTCTAATCTATCTTCATAAAACCGAACAGTCGGTGATGAAGCAGAATCCGCAGGACCCTCTGATGTAGGAATCGCTGACAATGCACTACCGCTATCTATATTTCTAGCTGCTTTCGCCTTAGCTCCAAGCTGCTCTGTATAAAATTCTTCAGCGGCTCCAGATAAAAGAGGAGAATTAGTATGATCTGCCACGTTAAATAATATAACAAATGAAAGATACGTAGGATCTTGGTACGGGGATTGTGCTAACTTACCCTTTTGAAAATCTAATTTATTTTTAAAATCTGACATATAGTATATATTCTTATTAGTTTAGTGCTAGCCTTCCAAATTATTAATTCTACTAGGCCACTCTCTTCTTAGCATTGTAAGTTTTTGTGTAAGACCAGTGCTTTGACTATAGACATATTTAATTCCTCCTATTATATAGTAGCCCGTTAAAAACTCATCTTTAACTTGATCTGCATTTAAATCATTTACATTTTCAGCTTCAACTTCTTGATCTGTTTCAAATCCCTTTTCATCCTTTGCCTCATTAATACCCTGTTGTGAACTAATTTGTGTAAATCCAGATTTCATAATCTGCACCGGTATTTTTTGCCAAAGATGTATTCCTGGATTAAATGTTTTTAAAGTTAATTCTAATTTCATTTTATTCATTTCATCTAAGTTCTGCTTATTACTAATTGCAGAATATGAATAATTTAAATGTACGTTTGGCGTATCGTCAGATTGAATAGGGAGCCTTCCAACGTATTTTGATTTTACTTCTTTGGTATATCTGTCTTCATCTCTTCTGCCCTTCAGAGGCTCATCTATGTCCTTCATGTTATCACTCGCAAGTGGTTCTAGTTCATGAGCAACTACACCCACTGAATCATTTTCCCAATATATCATTTTTCTTTTATATCCGTTTTTCTTAGCTAATGCTCCGGAATTATTTACAAGATTATAACTTGATATAAAGGTGTTAGTGGAATTCATGCTAGCCGCATTGGTCAGTATGTTTGGGGATTCTATTTTATTTGAAGTTTGATCTTCTCCATCTTCGTCAAAGTCTACAGACATATTAATAAAAGTTTCATCTAATCCTTCTTCTGAATTTAATAGGGCATTAACATCAACAAAACATAGATTATAATAAGGATCTATGCAATATGTTTGAAAACTATCTTCTCCTATGTACGAGTGTTCTACTAAATTATTTAAAAATTCTAAGTTAGGCTGACATGCATTAAGAGCTTTCATAGCATCGTCGGCTGAATCTATATTTGTTGCTAACCCTAATTTTAAGTTCGTAGCAAACTCTTCAATCTGTTCTCTAGAA